CCTGCCTCGAGGCGGGGGGTTGAATTTAATAAGGGGGGGTTATAATGGCACGTGGCCATCTGGCATCGCGCGCCAGCGCCGCTTTCCGTGCTCTTTTTCGTGGCATTCGTCGCAAAGCAGCTCCAAATTGCTCTCATCCAGCGCGATCATCGGGTCGGTCACGTTCGCCGCGGTCAGCCGAATCCTGTGGTGCACCTGGGTGCCGGGCTCTCCGCAGCGCTCGCAGAAGATCTTTTTCTTGCGATAATTCTCCGCTGCTCTGCGCCATATCCAGCTCACGTAAAAAGCCTCGATTGGCCCCCGCTGGACCCCCGCGTTTTTCTCTCTTCTTTCGCGCATCTTAACCATACCACACAAAAACAGGGCTGTCAATAGACAAATATCCGACAAAAATCCGACAAAAAACCGACAAAAAACGGCACGACAGATTTTAGATTATTCTTTTGTTTTGCCGGAATTGTAGTTTTTAACAAACACCGCAGACTGTGCGGCCGTCCGGAAGAAATCCCTACTGATTTATATGCCGCCCGTTTTGCCCCTTCCAGCGCACATTGCGCAAAAAAGATAAATTCCCCCATCAAAAATCAAGCCCCTCGTAGGCATCATCGATGCGCAGAGAATTTACACCGATATACCGAAGCGTCGTGGATCCGTCCCTGTGCTGCAGCATCTGCTGGACGAGCCCCACGTCCTTATGGTTTTCCATGTACAGGAAATAGCCGAAGGTTTTCCGAAGCGAGTGCGTCCCAACGTGCTTCAGGCCGCACACCTCGGCGGCCTGGCGCATGGCCCGGTAAGCTGAAAACCTGCTGGCCGGAGCTACCCCCGGCCTTTTGTTTCTTGCCGGTATCAAAAAGTCATAGCCCTTTTTCCCCTTGCAATACTCGCTCAGCATCCCGCGCAGCCGCGGATTCAAAACGATCTGCCGCTTTAACTCCACCTTCCGGCTGTGCTGCGTCTTTTGTTCTACCACGCTCAGGGACTTTTTGCCCACCACGTCCGCAACGCGCAGGCGCAGGATGTCCCCGATCCGAAGCCCCGTATACAGGCCCATCCAGAACATCAGCTCATATTTGGGATCAATCTCCTTCAGCGCCTCGGCCATGGCGCTCACGTCGCTTTTGTCCCTGATCGGCTCCACCGCCGCCATCTGTCACACCTCCACCATCAGCCAGATCTGATGCACCGCGCTCTCCAGCATGCGGCTGAGTGTCCTCTCGCTCAGGTCGTCGCCAAAGCGCTCGGCGTACTCTTTTGCGACCTCGGCCCACGTCCGGCCCTTCACCAGGCGGCAGTTTACAAGCATCAGCTCCCGCTCCATAAGGCTGCTCATCCATATATCCATTTGGGCCACGTCGTACTTTGTCAGTTTCAGCGCCTCGTCCACGTCCGCCAGGCGCTTTTCCAGGGCGCGCACCTCGGCGTCCTGCACCAGCCCGTCCGCGATCATCGTCCCGGCGCGCCCGGTCGGGTCTCCGGGATTTTTGCCCCTCGGCATCCCGTCCAGATTCTGCGCCCTTGGACCCGCCGCCGCCTCGATGGCAAGCGCCCGAGCCGCGTCCAGCTGTTTGGTGATCTCCGCCATCTCGGCCTGCAGATGGAGCACCCGCCCCTGCGCCTGCCGGTAGCCCTTTAACATCCTCGTGATCTCAGCCTCAGTCATGGTCAAACTCCTGCCTTTAATTTATTTTTGAGCAAGCTCACAAACCCGCCGCCCCTGCGGCGCGCCATCTCCTTTTCCCGCCTGTAGGCGGCAAGCCTTTCCCGCGCCCGCTGCGCGATGTCCGGATTGGGACAGCGCAGCGCGTCCATAAACCGGTCCAGCTCCTCGGCGTCGTTCACCTCGTGCCAGTCCTCGATCAGCGCCGCAACATAGCGCACCGGATCCCTCGCCCCGGCCCTGGCCGCCCTGGTCACCGCCTCGCATAAAAGGCTCACGTCCTTGCCCGCGCCCTCGTCCAGGATCGCGTTCAGCTGCTCCGGCGTGGGACAGCGGCCAAACGCGCCCTCCCAGCGCAGGCGCAGCTTTGCCATCGCCTCTCCCCTCTCGGGGCAGTCGCTTCTATTTTCGCGCGCGCGCTGAGGTTTATTTATTATAATATCATCCTCTTCCTCAGGTTTAGGAGATACGTTTACGGTCTCTATAGTCCTAACAAGAGTATTCTGACGCGGTGCATTTTGCACAATGCCCTGCGCCTTTTGAACCATGGTGCAATTTGCACATTGCTTGCTATGTTCATTTTGCACCATGCCCGCGGGCTCTACCGCGGGTAGAGCCTCGCTCTTTTCCGCTTCCGGCGCGCCGTAGACGCTGATATAGTGCAGGCGGTAGCTGGCCGCCCGCATGTTTCGGTCGCCCTCGCGGCAGCCGATCAGCCCGCGCCGGCACAGATCCTCGCGCGCGCGGTTGATGCTGTTGCGCTTAAGACCCGTCTGCTCCTCCAGCTCGTGCATGCGGATCTCCACATACCCCTCGGGCCACACGTCCCCGCTGGCGCGCAGGTTGAACAGGTGAAAAAGTGCCTGCCACAGCAGCCGCTCCCTGGGCGACAGCTCGTTTGCCGCCGCCCACAGCATGAAGCTCTCAAGTTCGCGGATATAATTGACTTGTGCCATTTTTACGAATGACTCCTTTTATTGCTGGGTGGGTGGGATAGCTTTTAGCTATTAGCTATTAGCTTTTAGCTTTGAGTTGGCCGCGCGCTCAGCGCGCAATGCTAACGGCTGACAGCTAACAGCTCACAGCTTTGCTCATTCCTCCCTGTTCACTTATATCCTTTCACGATTCGCCGGGCGTACAGTCCACGGTCATGCCGCAGCACCCACTGAACCGGCTGCCACCTGCGGCGCTTTTTCCAGCCCATATTCTTTAGCCGCGCCATCTTCCACCCGGGCAGCTGCGTGGAGAATGATATCTCATAGCCGAAATCGCAGCCGAAAGCGTAAGTCTCCAGACGCTCCCGCGCCCTTTGCATCTCGTCAAAGGTCAGGATTTCAGGCTCCATCTTGGCCGGCACGAGCTTGCCTTCCGGCAGAGCCTGCCCATTCACCATCAGCACGATCTCGTCAAAGCTGAACTCGGTCGGCATCGTCATTCCTCCCTGTTCACGCTGCGCGTGGGGTCGAAGCCGTTGGGGTAGCGTTTGAGCAGCTTCTCCACGTTCCCGCGGGCGACCTCGTCCAGGGTGTAGCCCGCGCCCGCCGCGGCCTCGGCCACGTACCACAGCACGTCGCCCAGCTCGTCAAGCAGCTTTTCCCGGTCGAGCTTGTGCCCCTGGTGGCGGTGCTTTTTGAGGATCTCCATGCACTCCCCGGCCTCGCCGCAAAGGCCCATCAAACCGTTTTCCAGCTGCTTCATGCACAGCCCCTCGCTGGTCCGCGCGGCGAACTTCTCGCTTGAGGTGCGCTGCGCCGCTTCCATGTATGCCTGTAATGTCATATTTTGCCCTCCTTGACTTTGAGCTATTAGCTATTAGCTCTTAGCTTTTAGCTTTGGCGCGCTGCGCGCGCGAGTAACTTTAGCTAATAGCTGATAGCTAATAGCTAACAGCTATTCCTTCGCGTACTCCTTCTTCGTCGTCCTGTAGCACTCCCCGCCCCGGATGTGGCAACTCGTTTTAGCGCAGGCGAGGTTCTTTGCCGGGTCGCACTCGTACAGGCGGCCCGTCGCCTTTTCGTCGCCCTGCTCCTCCATCAGCCGCAGCACGTCCTCGTGCAGCGCCGGGATGCACTCGCTGCGCGCCCAGAGGGCGCGATAGGGGCACTGGGCCTCCATGCAGTACTGGCGCGTGGCGTACATTAAGTCGCAGGCTTTCAGTCCCGCGATCACTTTGTCATGGTCGATCATTGGGCCCTCCTTGCGGTTAGCTAACACCTCACTCCTCAACCTCGTAGTGCGCCCCGCTGTACGTGATCACCGGATAGCTGCTCACGCTTCCGTCCTCCTTGATGCATTCGAGCACGCGGTACTTGGTCTGCATGAGCTTGACCCGGCAAGCTTGCCGGATGCCGCTTTTCTCAAACACGATGTCCACCCGGCTGCCCACGGGCAGCTTTTTGACCTCGTCAGTCGTGATCCTTTTCATTTTTCCTTTCCTCCCTTTTCAGTTTTCGTTCCCTCTGCGCCTCGGCGTCCTTGATCCGGCAGGCCATGCACATGCGCCACTTGCCAACGTATGGCTTTCTGCATCGAACGCAAAGCCCATGCACGATGGCCTCGTCTCTGCGCTTGTCCCGCCGCCTGCCAAGCTCCCTGCGGCACGCCTCGCAGTGCGCCATCCCCGGCGTCGCGGGCACCTTGCCGCACAAAACGCACACCCCCGCGGCCTTGCGCCTGTAATAGGTCTCGCGGCTGCGTTTCCGCGCCGCCTCCATCGCTTTTTCGTTTGTCTCGTCCATCGATCAGATCTCCGTCATGTACGGGCACTCGCCGCCCATGGGGCGCGGCACGTCGTTTGGGATCTCGTCCAGCGCCCGCCGGATGGGGCACTTTTTCTGGCCGTATTTGTCCAGCATGCACATCGCGCAGTGATCATGGCAGCCGTCAACCAGGGCGTTTAATTCGTTCAGGCTTACCCACATTCCGTATTCGTCCTCCCGGGGAGTGCCCCGCGCCGGGCCCTTGACGCCCACGGTGTAGTCGCTCATGCGCAGGTTCCTTTTGTAGCTCAGGTACTGCTCCTGCGGTATGGTTTTCTCGGCCATGTCCAGCAGCCGGTCAATTCGCTTTGCTATCATGGCGATGTCGCGGGAGCCGTAGGGGATCTGCTTCATCCGGCCGGAAAGGTACTCGGCGGCCTTTACAAGGATCGAGTGCGCCACGTTCAAGCGGATCATCCACTCCCGCTCCGTGGCGGTGAGGGGTTCTTGATCGCTCATGTTTTCCCCCTTATCTGCATCTTTGATGCGGTAACGTATAAGTATGGTTTGAGCTGTTAGCTGTTAGCTATTAGCTGTTAGCTATTAGCTGTTAGCTATTAGCTTTAGAGTGTTTTTATTTTCCCTCGCTCCCGATCAATGCAAAGGCGCTTGTGCCGTCACCGAGCACGGTTTCGGGCAGCTTGCCGTCCCAACCGTTGGCGTAGATGTATTCGATCAGGTCTTTGGTCAAGGATTCAGACAGCTTTTTGTTTGCTTCCGCTTCTGCATCTGCCTTGACCTTGATCGCGTAGGCTTCCGCTTCAGCCTTGGTTTTTGCGACCTCTGCCGCTGCCTGCGCCTCGATTTTGTCTCGCTCTGCCTTGGCCTGGGTTTCAGCGGTCAGGCGCTCCTGCTCCGTCTGGGCGGTCAGCTTGTTTTGGGTAGCGACCTGTTTGCGTTCCACAGCATCCGTGAAAGCGTCGGTAAAGTCAATGTCCTCGACGGCGACCATCGAAACGATGATGCCGGTAGCTTGCAGCTCGTCCACAAGCAGGGAGCGTATGGCGTCGCTCAGCTCGTCGCGGCTGGAGATCAGCCCCTCGGCGGTATAGCGTGCAATGACCACCTTTGTCTTTTCGAGGATCGCAGGCAGGATCAGCTTTTCCTCGTAGTTGATACCGACCTGTTTGAACAGGCTGGCAGCGGTCACCTTGTCCACGCTGTAGTTGATGACGATGTTCAGATCCACCTGCTGGATGTCCTTGGAAAAGGCGCTCAGGCTGCGCTCCGTTTTCTGCGTGCGTGTGGTCAGGTTGTTGATGCGGTCGAAAAAGCCCTTTACGTGCATGCCCTCGCTCAGGCTGTCGTCCTTGACCTTGCCGAAGCGGGTCACGATGCCAACGCTGCCGGTGGGCACGCGGCCAAAGAAGCCGTAGGCCGGACCGATCAAGTCCACGACGATGAAGCAGAACAGAATTGCAAGGGCTACCAGAGTAACTTTCATAGAATCAGACATTGTTATTCTCCTTTCTCAATCGGTGACAAATCGTCACTGTTTGCGCGGGTGTTCCATTTCTCGATAGCGGCATCCAATCCACTCTTCCCGGACACAAGTCGGTACAAGTCGCTCTCGATTTGTACGTATTTCGCCTTGATAGCTATGGCAGAAAGCGTCGTACCGCAATAGCAGCACTTCACCCAGCCAACCGTCACGTCTGCATCTTGGCCCGAACCCGTTTCGCTGGCCTGAATTTCAGTGCTCCCGCAGAACGGACACGGCTTTAATCTGATCTGTTCGCTCATTTCTTATCTCCTTTTCCCCGCCACAGTGGGCAGTTGTACCGCACGGGTTTGCCCCAGCCTGGGCACGATTGGCACTCAAGTACATCGGCGCAAGTGTTGCAGTTCGGCAGCTCAAGTATTTCGGCTGCACACTGTAGCATATCCGCGATGTAATGCAGATCGCTTGCAAGGCGCTTAGTTCGTTCTTTTGCGTCCATTAGGCGTCCTCCCACCATTCATTGACGGCGCTGGTCAGGCAGTGGACGTGCGTTACGAAGCTTTGGCCGTTCCAAAGCAGAGTGTCCTCGTACACTTGCCGCCCGCGTCCCCGGCGTTTTACTCTATACTCTCCGTATTTCGGAGGCTGTCGGTCGCTCAGTTTTACCCACATGGTTTTGCTGTCTTCCTTTCTTTCTCCGTCTTGATGATTCATGAAATCCCTTCTCGCTCCGCTTTGTATTGCGCAAACCTGTCCCGTGCGATTTTCAGTGCGTGTTCTTCATCCTTTGCCGTACACCAGAATATGAGTTGTTCTTCATAAAATGTTTTAACGTCATAATCTTCTTCGACTTCTCCATCGTGATAAAAACCGTAATCATCAAGTTTGGTTTTGATATGTTTGCCAGTCTCTCTTTGCAATGTCACGCCGTAAAGCCGTGTCTCAACTTTTTCGTCAAGCGGATACTCTTCGATATTGGCTTCATCATAGCCGTCAAAAAACCGCTTGAGATTCTTTGCTCGTTCTGGATCAAGCGTCACAGCGCAAATGTGATAATCGCTATAACTTCCGTGTGTGATGACATATACTTTGTTGTTCATGGGTGTCCTCCTCATCTCTCCAGCTTAGCGGCACAATGCGGGCAGTAAGACAGGCCGCAATCCTGGTCGCTCTCGTCCCTGTACATCCACAGGATTTCTTCGTCATACGCTGCCCCGCATACAGGGCAAATGATGTCGCCGCCTTCGGTGATCCAGCGTCCACGCTTCACAGACATAACGTCGAGGGTGGGCAACGTTTTTATCCAATTAATGCAAGCTTTCCACCCTGCTGCATAATAATCAATCGTATACCCTTCGCATTCTTCGACTTTTATAATTCTCAGCGCGTCGGCGTCAATCGGTCTCATGCTTCCTCCTTCGGCGGCTCCCAGATCGCCCAGGCCCACAGCCCCAGCGGCAGGGGATCCTGCAGATAATCGAGGATCGCTTCGCTTGTGCCACAAGCGTCGCAGATGTAAACGCCTTCCGCGTGCCGGCTCAGGGCGTTGGTGCAAAGGTCTTTCTTCATCGTGGCCCTGCCGCACCTGGGGCAGGGAAGCTTTTTGCCGGACGCCTGACGGATCCGCCAGGCCCTTGCAATGTCTGCCACCTCGCTCATGGTTTCCTCCTTAGCTTTTAGCTATTAGCTATGAGCTATTAGCTTGATCTACTCGCGCCGCAGCGCGCAAAGCTGACAGCTAACAGCTAACAGCTCATAGCTTCCCATATATCCATCTGCCCCCGGCACTTTGCGGGAGCCCTGCGCTCCTGATCCGCGCTGCGGTATACCCACAGCGGGCAGTCTTTCATGCGGCAGGCGCGCACCTCGCTCACCATGCCGCCGCAGCAATCCAGGCATTTTTTGCGTATGGCAATGCCCAGACGCCGCACCTCGTCCTTGTCGCTCATGATGTCTCCTTTAGCTTTTAGCTTTTAGCTATTAGCTATTAGCTAAAGTTACTCGGCGCGCTCTGCGCGCCAAAGCTAAAAGCTAACAGCTAACAGCTAATGGCTCTCCGCCGCAGGCGGAGCCGGCAGCTTCCCCCAGTGCGTGATGTAGTCGTTTCGCATGACCAGGTGCCATTGATATACCATCACACCCTGGATCACGTGCCACACCATCACGCAGCCGTGCACGTCAGCGTCTGTCGCCGTTGGCGGCTGCGCCTGCTTTTTGATCCACGCCTGGACTATACCCGACCAGTCCCTTCATCCCTATTTCTCCTTTCGATTGGTGTAGATGGTTTAGCTATTAGCTTTTAGCTTTTAGCTATTAGCTAAAGTTACTCGCGCGCCAGGGCGCGCAAAGCTCACAGCTAACAGCTAACAGCTGCCGCGAAGCGGCCTATGTTACTTGCGCGCCGCAGCGCGCAGCTAACAGCTCATAGCTAACAGCTAACAGCTCATTCCTCGGCCATGGAGGGCTCGAACCTCCATCTGCCCGGCGACGCGCCTCGGGGGATGCGCCATGAGCGGAGCGCTGCTAAAGCGCGCCGCCCGGGCTGACTGCCTTTTGTCTAATGGCCGTAAGCGGGGCGGTCGCCCGCCCCTTGATGCTTATTTCAGAAAATCGTTTGCGTTGTCTATCATGGCCTGCGCAATGGCTTGGACCTTGCTTGCGTATTCGATGATCTCGCCCGCGATCTCGCTTGCCTGTTTGTCGTCGCCGGCCAGCGAAAGCAGCTCGTTGGCCCTGCCGATCAGCTTCAATTCGCCCTTCAAGCGGGCGCTCAGCCGGTATAGATCGGCAAACAGCACTTTAATTTTGTTCATGCTTTTTCATCCTTTCCTCAGCCACCGCGAAAGTCACGGCCAGCGTCGTCGTGATCCCCATCAGCGTCAGCACGCACGCGCGCAGCAGCGGCAGATGGTTTACTGCCCAGATGTATAAGTCGCTCATGTTCTCCTCCTTAGCTTTTAGCTATGAGCTTTTAGCTCTTAGCTGAAGTTACCCGCGCGCCGCAGCGCGCAAAGCTAACAGCTAACAGCTAACAGCTGATAGCTATTCATCCTCCTCGTCGTCCTCGCTGCCCTCGCTCGGGCCACCAATAGCCTTTATCAGCTTTTTGATGTCCTCGGAGCTCGGCGGCGCGAAGCGCTTCCCGATGGCAAACCCCACCGCGCCAAAAGCGATCGGGGTCAGCTTGCTGTCGCAACTGAATGCGTCCGCTATTTCTGAATCATTGAAATCGTGACCAACAATCGTCGTTTTGGTTCCGTTTTCTCTGTGATGCTGTACAATCATCAGAAAGCCGTTTCCCTCGTGGATCTCGGTGCCTTCCGGCCCCTTGATGGTGATCGTGTACTCGTTGCTCATGGTTTTATCCCCTTTCTATTATTTAGCTCTTAGCTTTTAGCTGTGAGCTATGAGCTTAAGTTGGTTGCGCGCCGCAGCGCGCGGCTGATAGCTAATAGCCAATGGCTAACAGCTATTCTTCATCCACTCGCGGATACTGTTGATCTTGTCCACCTTCCGCGCGCCCAGCTCGTGCTGGCACATCAGCTCCGCAACATAGCGGATGTCTACGCGCAGCGCCCGGCCAAAGCGTATCACCTTGTGCTCCCGGTCAAAATCATGCATCATGTACTGCGCCTCGCGCAGGGAGATCTGGAACAGGCCCGCCAGATCCGCGCTGGTCATGTACATAGGTGCTGCCCTTTCGCTCATGTTTGCCTCCTTAGCTTTTAGCTATGAGCTATTAGCTCTTAGCTTGAGTTGGTCGCGCGCCACGGCGCGCAATGCTGACCGCTGATAGCTGCCGCGAAGCGGCCTATGTTACTCGCGCGCCGCAGCGCGCAAAGCTAACAGCTAAAGGCTGACAGCTAACAGCTCCGTATCAGGCCCCCGGAGTCGGACCGGGGCGGCGGGGTCTTGCAGCCCCGCCGGCGACCGCGCGCCCGCATAACGGCTGGCCCCCGGCCAGCCGGTGCAGCCCTGGCGAATCGGCTACACAAGGGAGGAAAAGACCCTGGGCCTTGCGGCCCGGATACGGCGCGCCGGAGTCGAACCGGCGGGGCAGTCGGAAGAATGCGGAAGGAATCGTCTCGTATCATCTCAGGAGGTCAGGCTATGGAGGATCAACCTGCCCGCGCCCGCGCCGCCGCGTAATGTAGCTATTAGCTGTTAGCTATTAGCTATTAGCTGAAAGATGGTTCCCGCCCTCGGGGGTCTCGGCCATAGATGGGATATATGCGGCCCCGAAACGCTTTATGTCAAAGCCCAGCAGGTCGCCCAGTCGTATGGCAGTTATTAGTTTTGGATTTGTGGTGCCGTGCTCAATTTCGCAGTAGGAAGGCTGAGCTATTCCAATCAGCTTTGCTACATCCTTCTGCGAAAGTCCACGCGCTTTCCTCGCTTCGATGAGCCACTCTCTCATTTTTGCCTCCAAAATAGGTATAGCCTAATTATAAGCTTAGGTAGTGCCTTTGTCAATAGGCACAGCCTAATTTATTTTTCTTGTAATAAATAGGACATACCTATATAATATTTATGAGGTGGGAAGAATGAATCGTTTTAAGGAAATCAGGGAGATGCGCGGTCTGTCTCAAAAGTTTGTCGCGCTTAGTCTTGGCGTAAAAGCGCCGTCAGTCTACGAATGGGAAACTGGAAAATCATACCCATCGATCGCAAATCTTGTCGCGCTTGCCGATCTGTTTATGGTAAGCGTTGATGAGCTGCTGGGGAGAGCTGCGCAAATAGAAGCGCCGCAATACTCGCCCGACGAACTTCGACTCGTATCCGACTACCGCGCTTTAAGCGCGCAGGGGCAGGAGTATATTCGCCAGCAGATGTACATGGCCGGACAGATATATAAAAAGCAGTCCGCTGATCTTCCCCGCGTGGAAGCTCAGGGGTAAATAAGGAGGAATACCATGGGTTTGTTTGATTTGTTTGGCAAAAAGAAAACGTCTGCCCCTGCTCAGCGCCCCGCAGCCAAAGCACCGCAGCCCGAACCCCGGGAAATAAAGGTGGAACGCAACTACGACGGCGCGTTTTTGAAGTATCAATATACAGACATCCCGATAAAGCTGAAAAAAGAAGCCGATATTTCAAACATCCTTGCGCGGCCTGCCATATTCCGCTTGTCCGATGAGGGAAAACTGCGCGTGTATGTCGCAGGTGATCGCGTTGGGCGCGTCGAGCATCCAACCGTCGTAAGCGTCGCCACGCAATGGCTGTCTGAGGGTTGGATATATAAGGCTTTTATCACCAGCGTGGACGAGGATGAGCGCAAAGTGCTGCTTGGCGTGTTCTTTTATAAAAACGAATATTCTCCGCGCCTGTCCGCAAAACCGGACGCTCCGGAGTTTCGTTTGCTGGGCGGTAAAAACGCGGATATGCAGTTTGTGCGCCTGGATTGCAAAGTGGGGGACAAATGCGAATTTGATGCGGAAGGCAGCAGATATGCTGTGTATCTTGGTCAGCACAAAATCGGCTATATGCCCGCTAAAGCCGGAAAGCTGATTCAGGAAATGGATGAAGCCTGCGACGTCTACATTTCAAACGTTGAAAAGACCCCGGATGGCAGAGAAATAGACGTAAGGATTTTTTGAGCTATGAGTGAGCCGAAAAAGCGCCGCCAGTTTGAGCGGGCAGACGGGCGCATCTGCGTGACCGCGCGCATCGAGGGGAAAAAGCACTTTTTCTATGGTCAAACAAAAGCCGAGGCGCAGCGCAAGCGCGACGAGTACAAGGCCGCGCGCACCGTGGGGCTCAAGCTTTCGCCCGGCCTCAGCGTCAGCCGCTGGGTGGACGAATGGCTGCGCGTTTACGACGTGGACCAGGCGCAGTACCGGCCCTACCTGGAGCGCCTGCGCGCGGACCTTGGCAGCCTGCCGATCAACGCTGTGACCGAAGCGCACCTCGTTATGAGCCTGAAGCACTACGCCGGGAAAAGCGCGTCCGCCGCCACCAAGTACCGCTCGATCCTTGGCCGCTGCTTTGGCAAGGCGTACAAAAACCGCCTGATCCCCTTTAATCCCGCCTCGGACCTCGAACTGCCAAAGGGCACCACCGAGGGCACGCACCGCGCCCTGGAGCGCTGGGAGGTCGAGCTGATCCTGGACCACTGGCAGGACCACCATGCCGGGCTTTGGGCCATGCTGATGCTGCTGGCCGGCCTGCGCCGCGGGGAGATGGTCGCGCTCGACTGGGCAAACGTGGATCTGGATAAGCGCTTGCTCTGCGTCTGCCAGACCGGCGTGCGGGTAAGCAATAAATTTGAAATCGCCGACCGCGCCAAGACGCCCGCCGGCATCCGCTTCCTTCCGATCTGCTCCCGCCTCTGCGAAGCGTTGAGCGCCGTTCCCGAAAACCGTCGCACCGGCCCGGTGTGCCTTTCCCAGCGCGGCACGCTTCTCAGCGGCAGCGCGTTTACCCGCGGCTGGGATGGATTCCTTCTGGCGATGTCTCGCGTCTTAAACGGCGAACCGGTCCATCAGCAGGGCCGCCGCGTGGACCTCGAAAAGCGCAAACAAAAAGCCGAGGCCGAAGGCCGCAGCTATCAGTCCTTTAACGTCCGCCCGCACGATCTGCGCCACACCTTTGCCACCATCCTTTACGACTCCGGCACCGATGTAAAAACCGCCAGCTACCTCCTCGGCCACGCGGATCCGCGCATCACGCTGGATATATACACCCACCTCACCAAAGAGCGCGAACGCCGCACCGCCGCTACCCTGACCGGCTTCCTCGACGCCTGGCAGACTGCCGGTAGTCAAACCGGTAGTCAAACGCCGCTGATCATCCCATCAAACCCCGGATAAATCCGAGCGGACGCGCCAAAACGCAAATTGCATGGGGTTCAAGAGGCCGAGAGTTCAAATCTCTCCACCCAGACGCGAAAAGCGGTCAGATTCGTGAGAACTGGCCGCTTTTTGATGTATTTCTGGGAAGTGCGAAAACGCATGGAGCGCACAAGCCGCACTTGGCGCAGGGCGTTGGTAGTCAAATGGTAGTCAATCCTGGGGCTTTTTTCGCTCCTCGTAGTAGCGCCTGCCGTACTTGTCGTAGTAGCCGGTAAATTCGCCGGTTTTGACGCGGTGGTCGGTGAGCTCAAGATCTTCCGGCACGAACCAGTCGCGGCCCAGCTTTTGCGCTTCCGGGATGCCGCCGCGCAGGATGCGCTGTCGAAGGGTGGCGGCGTTCAGGCCGTGGCGGGCGGCGTAGTCTTTTAAGGTGATCAGGGCCATTATTTCACCCTCCAATAATCCCTGCACATGCGCACCAGCTCGTTTGTAGTGAGCGCAGTCTGCACGCGCCGCACGGCCATATCGTAGCCGGATCGTGTAAAGGGGCGTTCTGTCAGCTCATCGATGGCTGCTTTCAGCTTGCCACTGAACTTCGCCCCCAGGCCGATCACGCGCAAGTGCTTGATTTCGTTGGTGGCCATATCCACCATGACCAGCGTAAGCGCGTAGCCGTGCGCGTCGTCTGTGATCTCCTCGAGCAGCGGCGCCTTGCTCAGGTGCGGGCTGTAGGGAGCCTCCGCCCATTCCTGGCCTCCGCATTTCACGAACACCCACAAAATGCCGTACAATGTCGTGAAACGTATCTCAAACGCGCTGCCCTCGGAAACATCCTTGATTTCCTCCGGGCTGGGACGATGATAGTTGAAGATCCATGTAAGTCCTGCGGGCGTAGTCTCGAAAAACGTCCCCTCGCCATTCAGCCGGGCGGGAAACTGCCCGCCTACTCGCAATTCCTCCATGTGCTCCTCCTCAATCCTTAAGCGTGACCATCAGGCAGACGTTGCAGCTGACCCAGTAGCTCAGAACCTCGCGGCCGTCAAAGCGGGTATCGGCAAAGTCGTCCGCACAGCCTTCGTTCAGCTGCTTGCCCTGCTCATCAAAGATTCCCATCATGCACACGGAATCGCTATCGCGGTAGAGATCCTTTAACTGCTTTACGTTCATTGCTCTTGTCCCCCTTGCTTTTTATGGTTTAATTATACTACTAATTCGCTACATAGTCAAGCAAATTCGGAAAACGTAACAACGAATTAACAAACAAAAAAGCCGCCCGCAGGCGGCGAAAAGGGGTAAACCCTCTGCATGTATTATACATCGGATTTACCCCCACCGTTAAACTTTAGTTAATTCCCCATTTCCATGCGGTCGATCACCGACTGGAGAGATTGGCGCATGCGCTCGTTTGGGGCCTCGGCCATGAGCTGGCGCAGCTGCTCGGCCGCGTCCTGGTCGTGGGATGAGTAGCGCCCCATGGAGTCGCGGTTCGCGTTTGCGCCGCGTCCCCTGGCGTAGGAAGTGTAGCGGTCGCCGCCCTCGCGGGAGTAGCCGCCGCCCATCATGGGGCCGCCGCGGTAAACGGGGCCCGCGCCGTAGCGGTAGGAGCCGCCCATATCCGGGCCGGCGTAGGACGCTCCCTCCTCCATCAGGATCTTGTCCAGATTCTTGATGGCGTGGGTCAGGGTGTCGATCACGCTAAGGCTGGACATGTTGATCTCGCCCTTTGCGGCGTGCTTTTCCAGCTCTTCGCAGAGCATATCGCGGAGCTTGTTTAAAGTGCCTGCCATGTTGCTTTCCTCCTTTCTCAGCGCCGGACGCCGTCAAAGGAAAACACCAGGTTGGCGTTTTGCACGTTGATCGGCTGGTCGCTGATGTTGCGCACGGAGACGGAAGAGCAGCCGCAGATGCAGGGCACGGACACCAGCACGTCTGCGCCGACATTGCCGTATACGCCCGCCGCCGCGGGGGTAAACGCCATAATGGAGCTGGGGTCGATCTCGCCGTCGATGGCGATGGCCAGCCGGATCTCCTCCACCGTGCCCGCGGGATCCGTGGGAACGGCGATGTTCGCGTGGAAGGACACGCCGTACACCGACTCCGGGAAGCCCTGGCAGCAGCAGCGGCGGCAGCAGCCGACGCCCAGCGCCCGGGGCGAGGCGAGCCGGAAAAGCGCGCTCTCGTCCCTGTGGTAGATCATGCCCCGGTTGCAGGGCACGGGCGATTCGGTGAAGATCACGCCGCTGTTAGCGGGGACGGTCTGAGCCGCATTTGCGGAATATTCAGCGCTCATCTACGCCACCGCCTTTCAGGCGGCAAAGCCGACGCCGGTGCCGCCACAGCCGCCCACGGTCTGCGGGCAGGTGAAGATCGGGGTGCGGCCGTAGACGGGGGTGCTGGGCACCGGGCAGCTGCTGAGGCGGTTGTACAGGGCGTCCACCTCGTTTGCAAAGCCCTGAGAAATGAGGGTGTTCTGCTTGGCCTGGCTCTCGCGGAAGGCCGCCATGTTGAGCTGGTTCTGCAGGCCGAGGTTGTCGCGCTGCGCCTGGGCCAGCTGGTTCTTTACGCCGTCGAGCTCGAGCGCGCAGAGCTTGTCCAGGATCGCCTGGGTGGAGCGGGTCTGAGCGTCGATGATGTCGCGGGTGTTCTGGGCCGCGGCGGTGCGGTCGGCGCAGTTTTCGGTGGCCACGGTGTATTTGAGATCCGCGGTCGCCGCGCGGTTGTCGCAGCAGCACTGGGCCAGCTGGCTCTGCAGAGCGGTGAGGCCCGCGGTGTTTGCGGTCTGCGCGGCAAAAGAGCGCTCAAGGCTGGCGAGCTGGTTGGCGTTAAGCTGCTGGCTGAGCGCGTTCTGCGCGCCGTTAACGGTCGCGTTTATGCCGGCAAAACCAGCACACAGGCTGTTTTGCACGTCGCCAAAGCCCGCGGTCACGCTGTTTTGCAGCGAGCCGATGGACGTCTGCAGCTGCTGGTCGCGGAAACCGTCCGAAATGTGCTGGCTGTTGTTGAGCCAGGGGTACAGGTAGTCCAGGCCAAAGCCGGCACCCATGCCGCCCATCATCATGGGCCACATCATGCCGCCGCCGAAGTTGCCAAGCCCCCAGCCGTTTCCGCCGATCAGGAGCAGCAGGATGATCCAGGCCCAGTCGCCGCCGAAAAAGCCGGAGCCGCCGTTGCCGTAGCCGGCACCGTAGGCGGGTGCGACGGGCATATAGAAGCCGTTGTTGTTGTCTGAAAGCATGAAAGTGTGTCCTTTCGTTTTATATTCGCCGCCGCCCCTGCGCACTGAGCGGATGCGTTTTATTTAAACCCCAGCATGCGCAGCACCTGCGCAAGGCGCGAGCTGCCCACCTGCCCGGAAGAAAGCAGGTGCCGGGTGATCTGTCTTGGGTCACTCATCCCCTGGGGGATGGTGAAGCCGCGCTGCTGGAGATAGGCGGCCGGATCCGCGCTTACGCGCCCGATCTCCTGTCGCATTTCCTGCGGTGAGATCTGCTTTTGCGCGTTTTGCGCGCCGGTGAGAGCGTCGAAGATGCCCATGCGCTACTCCTCCTTTTTTCCCTGGGGGCGGCGCTCCTGCCGAAGCGCCTCGCCGATCAGCTGCGGAAGCTCGTCGCGGCGAACGTAGGCCGCCGGGTCGAAGGCCGGCGCGGGCGGGGCCGGGGGCCGCCTGTCGTAAAAGTCCAGGGTGACCTGGCCGGCCATGGAAACGGCCTTGACCGCGATGAAGCTGTCGTCCCGGGCCACGATCATTTTTGTGGAGCCCGCGGGGACGGGAAAGTCCGTCGCGGCTTTTTCGCTGTCCGCCGGCACGACTTCCACGGTGCGGGCCGCGCCCTGGGTCTGCTGCGGCTGCGCGGGCTGGGGCGGCTGAATGCCGTAGGCGCGCACGTATGCGGGGTCCTGATAGTACTGCTGGCCGGGATAGTCCGGAATCCAGCGGCCGTATTGGTCAATCATAGGCTGCCTCCTTTTTGCGATACCAGTAATAGATTGGAATTTCGTCCGAGCTGTCCCAGCTGTCCATCAGCGCCCCGTTTTTGACACAGGCCACGTGACCGCCAAAGGCGAGGACGAAAACGCCGCGCGGGTGGTCGTTTGCAAAATCCCGCGCGGTATAGCAAAGCGGGCAGGTGTTGGGAACGGCCTCGCGGTAAAACCCATGCTGACGGAGCACAGCGCCCCACACGCTGTCGCTGGAGGGCATATCCGCCATGCGGTAGGCCGCCGCGGCGATCAGGCCGAAGGCGTCCTCCCAGTCGGTATCCAGGGCAGCGGCCACGGCGCGCACGGCGCAATCGCCCACGCGCCGCCCCGCGGGGTTGGGATTGAAGTATACATAGGCCATAAAACAACACCTGCCTTATGGTCTGATGATACAAAAAAAGCGGCACGTCCGCGATGCCGCAGACGTGCCGCTTTGGGGCCTTTTTTAGCTATTAGCTATTAGCTGTTAGCTGTTAGCTTGAGTTAGTCGCGCGCTTCGCGCGCAAGGTCTAACGCTGATAGATGCCCGCGAAAGAAATAAAAAAAATCCCCCGCGGTTTTCCGCGGGGGATTTTTTCAGCTGTTAGCTATTAGCTGTTAGCTGTTAGCTTGAGTTGGTCGCGCGCCGCAGCGCGCAGCTAAAAGCTAATGGCTAATAGCTAATCGCTGCCGCGAAGCGGCCAATGCCGCTCCAGGCGCTCTATGGCGAGGTAGCAGATGCGCTTGATGTGCCGGGGCGACATGTCAAACTCCTCGGCCAGGCGGTCGTAGCAAATGCCGTCCAGCAGCCGGCGTTTAAGAATAGCCCGGTCGCGCTCTGACAGGATCCATTCGTCGATCAGCGCGCGAAGCTGGGACGCAGAGATCTCCGGTAAACTGCTGGGACATTTCATACTATGCTTCTACCTCGGTTTCAGTCGGTTCTTCGGGTTCAGGCTGCGGTTCGGGCGCGGGTGTCATATCAGGAAACGCGCCGAAAGACTTGCGCTCCACCTGCACGCCGTCTGCGCGGGTCAGGCTGACCGCCCACATAGCGCGGTTGTGCGCGAGGGAAAGCTGCTTCACCACATCAGCAAAGTCAGCCTGCGCTACGATGAGCGCAAGCTCGGGATTGCCGTTTGGGTTTTCGGCAGTCGCTTCGTAGTCACGGCTGTCGCGGGTGATCGGGTAGCCCGGCATGGTGCTGTAAACGCCCTGCGGGTTGGATTCGGATGCGACTACTTGGGTCGCGGTGATGATGTAGATTTGTCGAAGCATGATGTTTCTCCTTTCGTCAATCTATTACATAGACTTTTAGACTGCGTATTTTTACATCCGAATAATAGCCAATGCTATATATTGATTTTCCCATACGGGACTGGGCGGATTTCCAAGTTGGACCATATTTTACTTTTGGCACTTGCACCGGAATAATATCGCTGTAGTTATTTAACGTTCTGTGCATTCGGTCATAGCCGTCGCCTCCATCCAAAATTGAATAACTGCCAGTATATCTCACAAACTGATCGCCATTTGATACAAAAGCCAGACCCGGAGGCGATACATTCATAATACCGGGATTCGAGTTATTTCCAAGTAGCTTCCAGTTACACCCCATAGTTCCTTGTGGATATGACACGTTTTGGGGGATCAGCATAAAGCCCATCGCTTTATTAGATGTACCAACAGACCCCAAATCCCAAAATGTGCTTGTGCTGTTTGCCCCATTTTGGTACAAATCAAATTCAAGTCGCCAATGATGCCCCCAATTAAAATCTACATCATTCATGCTATAAAGTTGAGCATAATTGTTGTTTTGTCCTTCAAATTCATACCATCCTTGAGCTTGATTCCATAGGCTTTCAGCGCCAGATGTAGTGTTATTTTTATATAGTACAAAGCGTATACCACTAATTTTATCAACCCATGCGCCGTTAACTGGTGCATCGTTACCGTCGAAAAAGTACTGCAATTTTCCTTTTTCATTTTCTATTTGCATCAATTCCCGCCGTCTTTGCATCAACTCCACGTCCCAGTCACCCCCAAACACTTAGTGCCAACCATCCTGATGTTGAGTTCGTACAGCGTGTTAGCTTCAAGCGCGGTCGAATCAAACCCATTCGCCCATTCCACGGTCATGCCTGTCGGCGGTGTGGTGGTCAGGACGGTGGGCGTACTGCCGCTCTCAAAAACCACGTCCACGATGCCCGAAGCGGGTAGGGTGATGTCCAGCGTGGCGACTTCTCCGCACACGTACTGGATGCCCGAAAGCGCGGTGATGGTCGGGGTCGTGCCAGGGACGGAGACGGGGCTGTTGAGCATGGTGCTGATGGCGGATTTCTGCGCTTCGGGGTAGATGCCAACAGTTGCGCCTGACACGTTTGCCATGTCTGCGCCTGCGGCTTTGGCAAGCCCATAGAAAGCGGCGGCGTGCTGGATGGCTGGTGTTATCGTGATTTTCGACGCCCCGCCCGCTTTGGTGTTTGCCTCCGATGCGTTAATGATATCCAGATATGTACCCCACAACATTGTAATTCCACGGTCGGCATTAACCATTACAACGCCAGCCTTCTGAAGGCTTGCCATCGGCACATTCGCCACTCCATCCTGCACGACCGAAGTGCCAGCGACCTGCACGTCCGTCACGCCGCCGCTCTGCCCATCCGCGCCTTTGGGTATGCCAAAATGCAGGTTAATCCCGTCCGCGTTTTCCTGCTTTTCCACGCTTGCGGGAGAGCCAGCAGGCAACGTTTCCGAGCTCACGGTCAGGTTTTCGATGCGCTGTTCCGCCGCCGTGATCAGCAGCGTTTTGTCGGCGTAGTAGGCGGTGATCTGTGTGCTGCCACAGTCCGCCCAGACGTTGTTCGTGCCGAAAATGGACTTGATTTGCTCGGCGGTCAGGGTGTAGGTTTGCGGTACAGATGTCGGATAGACGAGCTGTACGTTTGACAGGTCAAAGCCTTCGGGGACACGGATAAACGCGCTAAAAAAGTTGATTCGCGGGAACTGCACACCAACTTTCCCTGCCACCATAACATACAGGTCTGTAAAGCTGGCGTATGCTTCGCCTGCATCAAACGCCTGTGTTTTTGTGCCAGCTGGACAGCCGTTGCGCCTGTAGCTCACAAACCCATCCGCGCTTTCATCCAGAACCCAGCCCGTGCCATCAAGATACGCCCAGTCTACCGTGAGCGTGCCCGTGCCGTCTTTGGCGATTTCCAGCGTGCCGCCGTAGACTGTGCCCGCAGCGGTGGGAAAAGTGACGCTGTACACGGTGGGATTGCTGGTGTCGCTGCCGCTTCGACGTATAACCGCGCCCGTCCATCCGCTTATTGCCCTGATATTATCCGGCGCGGGCGTGCCGCTGCCCGCCTGTGCGGGGAGGATATTGATCTTGAGCGCCATCGGCTGGTCGTTTGCTGCGTCGGTGACGGTGGCGACGGACGCGGAAGCGCCGCCAGCCGCGGGAATGAGCATCAGCCCTTCGGTAGTTTCTGCCGCTTCGTAAGCGTCCTGCGCGCTTTCCGCTGCGCTGGTCGCTCCCGCCTGCGCGCTGGATGCCGCCGCTTCTGCCGCGTCCTCGGATGCTGCCGCATCCCTCGCCGCAGTCAATGCGTCGGCTGCGCTGGACGCGGCTTCCGTCGCCTTGGCAGCTGCGGTATTGGCACTTGCAGAAGCTTCGTCCGCTTTGCCGCTGGCCGTGGTCGCCGCGGTCTGGGCGGTGGTCGCGCTGGCCGCTGCCGCGGTATTGGCGGTCTCGGCTGCGCTTGCGCTCTGGGCGGCTTCGCTGGCTTTGGCGGTGGCAGTCCGGGCGCTGGATGCGGCTTGGGACGCGCTTTCGGCTGCGGCTTCGGCGCTTTGCCCCGCCGCAATGGCGTTGTTGTGCGCGGACGCCGCCGCGCTCCGGGCGGTCTCGGCTGCGGCTTCGGCGTCCTCCACGTCCTGTGCGGTCTGCTCGACTGCATCATTCAGTGCGGCGATGGCCTGCGTGATCGTGTCCTGCTGGACCGGGGTGGGCTGCTCGGGCGTGATCGCGGCGCGCTTTTGCACGGGTATCAAAATTTTGTAGACCGTCTCGCCGTCCTCGGTGCCGGAGTGCAGATAAAGCCAAACGTAGACGTCCGCCCCGCTTTGCAGATAAGCGTCCGGGATCAGCACGCCGTCCGCGTTCCCGATCTGCGTGGTGCTCTCGCCAAACTCGCTGTTCGAAAAGTGCACTTCATAGGCCGCGGGCAGGTCGATGCCTGTAAGCTTCAGCACCTGCCCGTAGTCGTATTGGTACAGCGGGCGGGTTTTTGTGCGCCCGGCACAGGTGACGGACGCGGTTACGATGTTGTCGACCATGGTGGCCTCCTGCTTAAAACTTTGTAGATGTGCGGTCAGCGCGTGATTAATTGCCGCTTTCCTGTTCGGCCGCCTCTTCGGGGGCATCGTCCTCGTCCGGCAAAGTGCCGGTGACCGCAACCCAGCCGTCGGGGCCAAGCTGCGCCACCATGGTGTTGTTGTCGTTCTTTACGAGGGTGCCCACGCTGCACAGGAGCTTTCCGGCGTTTACGGTGTCCGCCTCGGCGAGGGGCTCAGTGCCGCTGGTGTCCACGTAAGGCAGGGTGCCGTCGCTTGAGATCATGAGGTTGCGCGCCGCCGCGCCGGGAAAGATGGGGTTATCCAGATTGTACAGGGCCATGCAGATGTCCTCCTTTATTCAAACCAGACTTTGTAGATATACAGGTGCCCCGTCTCGTTTCCCCTTGCGTTTCGGCGCATGTTGACGACGGGCAAAAAGCTCTGCCCGGCGATCCCAGCGTCGAGGGTCAAAACGTGCGTGTCCGGGGCGGTCGAAGAGATCTCGGTAAAACCGCTAAGCTGTCCGCCGTTGGTGGCGTCCATACTGTTTACCGCGTTTTGCGTAAGCAGGCCAAACTTGAGGTATACGCTTTGGTACATAAAGTCGCCCGCCGCGCGGTTCTGTGCGACGCTCACACAGAGCTTCGTCGCGCCCGAAGGCACGGTGATGGGAGCGCTTACGCAGACGTGGCAGTTGTGGTTTACCTGGCTGTACGACGTGGCGGACGCGACCGAAAGGCGCATGAAGCCATCGGACTCGACGTTTGAAAAGTCGTAGGCGCCAAGGGAGGTATATTGCGGCCGGGGCAGAAGGTTGCCGCTCCAGCTCACCCCGTCCACCCAGCCGTGATCGAAAAGCGTCCACTCTGTCGGGCCGGGGCTGCCCTTCTGATAGACGAGGTCGGTGCCCTTCCAGACGCGGGCGATCTCTTTCGCACCGAGCCACAGGCCGGTGACCTCATTGGAGCCTTTATAGATCGGCATAAGCCCTCCTGTGATTTAGCTGTTAGCTATTAGCTGTTAGCTGTTAGCTGCGCGCTGCGGCGCGCGAGGAGCTTTAGCTAATAGCTAAAAGCTAAAAGCTAATAGCTACTCCGTCTCAATCGTTATATAGCCCGCCGCGCCGCTGCTCCCCTCGCGCAGGGTGTAGACGTTGCTGCCGATCTGCAGCTGGGTCGCGGGGCCGCTGGCGGCGGAGTTTGTCCAGAAGCGGCCGCCGTTTCCATCGGTGCCGAGCACCTGGCCGGCGGTGCCTTCGGCGTCCGGTTCGTTCACCTTGCCGTCCAGCATGGCGAGCAGGGCCTCAAGGCTGGGGTACTCGTCGCCGTAGTCGGCGACTTCGCCGGTCTGGGTCTGTACCACAGTGCCGTCCACGATCAGGACGGTGCCGAGGTTTTCGCTGGACTCCTCGACCTTGATGCTCAGGGTATAGGGGCCGGTCAGGGCGTAGCAGGCCGCGCTCAGGGTGACGGAGACGGTGCTGCCGCTTGCGCTGCCGGTGAGATACACCGTCTGGCCGTCCGGGCGCACGAAGTAGCCGCGCACGACGGCGCCGCCGCCTGGCGTGTAGGCGCTGCCGCCCTGGGTAAGATATGCGGCGAAGGCGTCGGCGGCCACATCGGCCAGGCCGACCGGGAAGCCGTGGACGCGCTTTATGCCGTCATTCAGCTCGACCGGGACGGTCAAAACATGGGTGAGGGTGGGCATGGGAACCTCCTTATGGTTAGCTGTTAGCTATTAGCTGTTAGCCTTTAGCTTTGGCGCGCAGAGCGCGCGAGTAACTTTAGCTAATAGCTGATAGCTAAAAGCTAACAGCTTAAGAAATCTCTGCTTTGATCCTGCTGATGGCTTCGCTCGAAAGTTTGTCGTAGTTGACGCAGGCGGGGCGCAGATTGTAGGTGCTGACGTCCCGGCCGCCGTAGTCGAAAACGCTGGCGAGGGTCATTTTGCTGTAGCGCTGCCGGATGGCGTCCCACTCGTAGGACGCGACCTGGATGCGGGCGTCGATGCCCGCGACCGGGTCGATCACGCTGACCTGATCGTAGAGAAAAAGCTTTTGCAGACCGGCGTATTGCCGGTACTCCTGCGTGTCGCCAAGCAGCGTGAAATCCACGGAGAGCTCCACGCTGACCTTGTCGGCGTTGTCCACGGAGAAGCGGCGCTCGGATTGCTCCCGCATGTGCTCAAGCAGCGTTTCCTCGGTCCAGGTGCCGCCGTCGCCGTCGTCGCCGCCGACCTTGCCGTTGATCTTGAGGTGCTCGGTGTTGATGACGGGGTAGGTCTCGCGGCTGGGGCTGTCTATCCAGACCTCGGGAAGGTGGAGCGCTTCGCCGTTGGCCTTTTGCGCTTCCGGCATTACGCGGTTGATCAGGCGGTCGCTGGTGCGCTTCCACGTGACGCCGCGCAGGTCCGCGCCGTAGCGCAGGCGCACGCCGCGGTCGGTGTCGGTGTTTTTGTTTAGGAATATGTCCCAGTTATCCCTTATCAGTTTGGCCTTAAAGTAGCTGACGAGGCCCCCGTCGGGATCCAGCAGCGCGTTGATGGGATTCTTCCACGAAAAGTCGCCGCTGAATTTGCCGGCGGTTTCGTCCAGGTTCGTGGCGATGGTGCTGTCGGTCTCGAACAGCAGCGCGGCGCGCAGGCGGGCGAAGGCCACGGCGGGTTCCGCGGCGGTGATTGCGCAGTCCTTTACCAGGTTGCCGGCGAGGTCGTAGCTCACCTGGCGCGCGCGAAGCTGCAGCATGCGGGGCTTGGTTTCGACGTCGATCTCATAGACGCGGAAGAGCTGCTCTGAGACGGTGCGCTCCGGGATCTCCTCCACCTGTTCGGTGCGCACGTATTCGACGTAGGATTTCTGGATGTACCCCTGGACGCCCTTGTGATCCTGCACGTAGTACCAGTATGCGTTGTAGACGCTTACGAGATAGAGCTCGTCGCCGACGGCGGGATTTGTGAGGGCGGGAGAACCGGAAGTATAATTTGGGATCTCCTTCCAGCCGGTGGGGTATTGTGGCGGCGGGATCAGGCCGGCTTGATCGTACAGGCTTAAAATGGACTGATAGTTTTGATTTTCAAAGGTGACTTTTTCTCCGCTGGGAACGTAGACCGACGCATACCACGCCTGATAGGTAATTCGCGTCGGCGCGCTGGGTTTGGCGCGGATGGCCGCGCCGCTGGTTGTGACGCGGTAGATGTCCACGTTCTCGCCGGAAATGGCGCTTTCGATCGTGGCCACCGGCACCGGGACCTTAATGATGTCGCCGGGCTGGATCAGCTTCCAGACGCCGCGGGGGTCCAGCGGGTGACGCAGGCTCAGCTCGTAGCTGCCGCCAGCCTGTTCGGAGACGGTGCACTCGGTAGGCTGCAGCACCGCGGTGCCGTTTTTGGTATAGTCCAAATCGTTTTGCGTGTAGAGGTTTATCATAACCAGCGCTGCCTCCTGAGGGCGGTCACCTGGGTGATGCCGGAGCCAGTCCAGCTGACGGAGTTGCCGCCGGGGGCGAGCTCCGGAAAGGCCCCGGCGCTCTGGGCGGTGATCAGCCCGCCCGCGGGAGTGGAGACTTCGCAGGCGTCGCAATCGATGATCGCGCCGCCCTGTTCGGCGGTGATGCCGGTGACGGTGAAGGTCTCGCCGTTTACGGTGAGCGCAAAGTCGCCGCTGCCGGTGACGGTGAAAAGCGGGCGCTCCGGCACGTCGCCGAGGTTTTTGAGCGCAGATCCGGAAGAAAGCAAAACGTCGATGGGCTCGTGCAGCAGCTCCTTGTAGGGCTGGCACTCCCACGCAAGCGTACCCTCGAACCAACCGAGGTTATAGGAGAGCTTTTGCAGCTGCACCTGGTTGATGAGCCGCGCCTGCTGGCGTCTGTCCGGCAGGGTGGAGAAGGTAAGGTAGCCGCTGCCGGAAAGCCAGCTGAGCGCGCCGCGGTCGATGGCGGCCTGCGGGATCCGCGCGACGAGGGATTGCAGGCAGGTGTCCAGGATGCCGTCGCCCTCGAGGATGTGATAGCTGCCCGCGCGGCCGGGGATGATAACATTTGTCACGCGCTCCTTGGCGCGGATGATCGGCGCGGGGGCCTTTAAGAAAATCCCCCAATCCCGGGAGTCTTGCCCTTTCCAGATAAAGTAAGAGCGCATCGATGTCCTCCTGGATTTATAGCTGTTAGCTGTTAGCTGTTAGCTATTAGCTATTAGCTTGAGTTACTCGCGCGCCGCAGCGCGCAAGCTAAGAGCTAAAAGCTGATAGCTGATAGCTCAATCATCCTCCATAGCCCGCGGCCTGGCGGCGCGCGGCCGCAGCGGCATCCTCTGCGGAGTTCCCGTAGATATTGTAGGTGTCGCCAAAGTTCTGGGTGGAGTTGTTGGTGACGCTGCCGCCCCCGCCCGCGTTTGCGGCAAAGCCCGCAATGGTCGCAGCGCCAAGCGCCGCGCCGGCGGCGTAGGCCGCCTCTGCG